ATTAACGGAAGATGTTGCAACAGGCGAGATGACAATTCAAAGAATGAAAGTTCTTGATGATGGTTCAGAAAGTTACTATGGCAAACCTTTAACGGAAGAAACTTACATGAGTTATAAACCTGGAAAAGGTCAAGCTGATGAAACTATGAAAGGTAAAACTCCACCAGATGAATATGAACAAGGCACAGCTTTGCTAAGAAGTGATAGAGAATATGCAGGAGAGGTTGTAGATGAGTCATTTGAAATTTCTGATGACGTATTAAAAGAAGTCGGAGAAACTATAACTAAAAAAGCAGACGGCGGTCGTATTGGTTTTTCAGGCGGCGGAATATTTAGAGCAATCATTGCTAAGTCTGCAGCTAAAAAAGGAATGTCTGCTACAGATTTCATTAAGGCAACAAATTATAAAGGGTTACCACCAGAAGTTAGAATGTATATTTCAGCAGACGAGTTTGCTAAATTAAAATCAGGACAAGAAGAACTATATAAAAATTATGTAGACATGGCTAAAACAAGACTTAATTTTCAAAAACAAGTTGAAGGTGGCAAAACTACTCCTGCAAGAGAATTGTTTGAGAGTATGGAAAAAACTATGGACGAACAAAGCTTTGTTCCAAAAACTGTAACCGAGAAAGACATTGGAGAAATGGAACTTATGGTTAAAAACAGATTTAACAAAGGTCGTAAAGACAATGCTCTAGGCGGTCTACAAACTATGTTAGGGGAATAATGGACATAGAAACAATTCTAGAAATGTACGAGGATGACTACAATCCAAGCTCCATGGTCCCTGGACCACGGAACATGTACGCACAAGGCCAGTTAGTACAACCCAATGCCGACGGATCACGGCCCGGGTATAATGGAGAACGTGATTATGGTAAAACAGTAGAATCTAATATCAGACTTAGATCAGGAAAATATGACGTAAGTTATAAAGGAGAATCTTTAGGAAGTTTTGATAAAATAACAGATGCAAGAAAAGTAATAAAAAAAGCTAAAGAAAATAATCCTCGTAAAAAAACAGGTATGGTTAAAAAAGGTAGTAGAGGAGATATTTTAAGAAATAGTTTAAACACATTTATTGAATTAAATAATACAAGTCCTTCTTTTGAAGAAATTACAAAAGATATAACTTTTAAAGATAGCAAAGATAAAGCAAAATATAAATCAGTTTTAAACAGTATTTTACAAAACGATAAAAAATATTCTAATTTTAAAATAGATACAGCAGAGCGTTTAACTGAACTTGAACAAAAAATAATAAAAGATAATTTTGAATTACCACCAGGACAAAAAGAATGGGATTTTAAAAAACAAAAGTTTGGAATAAATATTAATGAAAATCCAAATTTGGCTGAAAGAATTAGAAGAAAAATAGATGGACCTCAAAAATATACAATAGCTGCAGATTCAGCAAAACCATCAGGTTGGATGATGAATGCTATGAATAGACTTTATAAAAATGAAATTAAAAAAGGTGTAAAACCTAAAGATTTAACTTATAAACCAATTAAGAAAAATGGTATTATAATAGGTTTTACAGATACCACTGCATCAGGCGGTAATAAAACTTATTATGGTTTAAAAAAAAATACACCTGAAGATGCTACACCTTGGACAGGTCATGGAGATTATAAAAGAATTCAAAAATTTTTAAACATAGCAAAAGGAGCACAGATAGATGATCCTAGTAAACTTCTTCAAAAAATATTAGACGACAAAGGTATCACTAAATTAATGGGAGATAAAAGCGTTCTTACATTAAATGATATTTTAAGTCATGAAAGATATTATAAAAATATTTCAGATATCGCTCCTATGAAATTACTTGAAAGACAAATTGTTTTACACCACGGAGGTGGGGTAGGTGCGGGAACAAATATTGCGCGTGCGGCGGCAACAAAAGATATACAATTATTAACTGGAGCAGTTAATGACAACGTTAAAAATCTTGAACGGATTGTAAGAGGTACTAATAAAACTCCAGCAAGAAAATTAAATGCAGATGAAATCGCACAACTAAAAAACTATGGGGCTAAGATTACAGACTTTGATGGTAAAGTTGTTGGTGGTGGTTTTACAGATCCTACAAAACAATTTGCAGGAATTGAAAAGAAAGCTTTAGAATATGCTAAAGGTGATCAGTTTAATGTTAAAACAGTTGCTAGTTATTTAGAAAGATTAGGTTGTGGTAAAGCAGCAGGTGGTAGAATTTTATTTGCAGAAGGTGTTCCTAGTTTAACTAAGTGTGCACAAAAAGGTGTAACTAAATTAGAGAACGGATTAAAAAGTGGTTTTAAAAATGCTGATGAAGCATCTCTTGCAAGAGGTATTTTAAAATCAGGTAAATTTTTAAAAGACGCTGTATCACTTAGAGGTTTATTTGGTCCTGCAGCTTTAGCATTTACTGTAGCAGCAGAAGCAGGAATCGTAGGCTATGATATGTTATCAAGTGGTAAATCATTTAGAGAAGCAGTGGGTGATAGTGTATTTAATTATATGTTAGGGGATAAAACTAAAATAAATCCTGAAGAAGAATTTATTAAAAGATTAAAAAATATACCTGGTTCTCCAGGTCAGGGTTTCCGTGGTTTTACAGATGAAGATATAAATAAAATGTTAGTATTTAAATCTAAATTAAAAGACATGGAAACAGGATTTTCTAACTACAGTGATTTAATAAACGTAAATGAAAAAATTAAAGAAAATACAGAACGTCAAAATATTGGTTCTGGATTTTTTCCTGATGAAGCTTTTCAATTAGAGGCTGAAAAAGATAAAATACAAGCAGATATACGAGATTACAACAAAGTAGGTACACCTCGTAGTGTGACTGACTATATGTATTCTGATAAAGGTACAGAGGGAGGTGACGCTTTAGCAAGAGGAACTTTACTTGCAAAAGAAAATCAGTTATTAGGTGTTAATCCAACTTCTAGAAGAGGAATTGAAAGTTTAGAAAAAGACTTGATAGATACAAGATTTAATTTACAACAAATGAATAACCCAACTAAGTATGATGAATTTGGAAAATACTTTATGAGTTTGCCTAAAGGTGAACAAAGTACTATAATGAGTTACGGTTATAAGGAAGGAGGCATAGCTAGTTTAAATGTCAATAAAAAATAAACCAACAAACAAAAAGCCAAATTTAGCACAAAAGCTTCAAGCTAATCCTGGTTATAAATGGTGGGCAGTACCACCTAAAAAGGGACCGCTATCACAGGGGTTGAAATTACCACCAAAACAAGCTAAGAAAGTCTAGGAGAAAATATATGGCAGATATAGATAAGTCTCTCCCTAACGATAAACGACCTGACGAAGTTGCAGAAGAGGTTAACGTTGAGGAGATTTTAGAGACAGAAAAAGGACCAGTAGAAGTTACAGAAGATGAAGAAGGGGCTACAATTGATTTTGACCCTAGTGCAATGCAAATGCCAGATGGTGGAGATCCTTTTGCAAACCTAAACGAATTACTTCCAGAAGAAGATACTGATGCCATGGGTAGTCAGTTACAACAAGATTACATGGAATATAAAATGTCTCGTAAAGAATGGGAGCGAGCATATATTGAAGGTTTAAGTTTACTAGGATTTAAATACACAAACAGAACAGAACCGTTTCAAGGAGCAAGTGGTGCAACTCACCCAGTTCTTGCAGAAGCAGTTACTCAATTTCAAGCACTAGCTTACAAAGAATTATTGCCTGCAGATGGACCCGTTAGAACAATGGTAATGGGTAAATCAGATCCACAAAAAGAAATGCAAGCACAAAGAGTTAAAAATTTTATGAACTATCAGATCATGGATCAGATGAAAGAATATGAATCTGATTTTGATCAAATGTTATTCTACCTACCTCTCTCAGGTTCTACTTTTAAAAAAGTTTATTATGATGATTTATTGGGACGAGCTGTTTCTAAGTTTGTTCCAGCAGATGACTTAATTGTTCCGTATACGGCTACCTCATTAGACGATGCAGAATCAGTCATTCACGTTGTCAAGATGTCAGAAAACGAATTAAGAAAACAGATGGTATCTGGTTTCTATTCTGACATCGAATTGACAAAACCAACAGATACAAACACAAATGAATTAGAAGAAAAAGAGAGAGAAGTAGAAGGAGTTACAAAATCCCAAAGAACTGAAGCCTTATATACAATTCTAGAATGCCACGTTAATCTAGACTTGGAAGGTTTCGAAGACCTTGGCCCCGACGGAGAGCCAACGGGAATAAAATTGCCTTACGTCGTTACAATCGAAGAAGGCAGTAGGAAAGTTTTGTCTATTAGACGAAACTTTGCGCCCAATGATCCAAAGAAAAATAAAATCCAATATTTTGTCCACTTCAAATTTCTGCCAGGACTAGGATTTTATGGCTTAGGATTAATTCACATGATTGGCGGATTGAGTCGTACTGCAACTGCGGCTCTCCGTCAGTTATTAGACGCTGGAACATTATCCAACCTACCCGCAGGATTTAAGCAAAGAGGTGTCAGAGTAAAAGATGATGCCGCAAATATACAACCAGGAGAATTTAAAGATGTTGACACTCCAGGTGGTAATCTAAAAGATGCTTTCGTATTCTTACCTTACAAAGAACCATCAGCTACACTATTGCAGCTAATGGGAATTGTAGTTCAAGCAGGACAAAGATTCGCGTCCATTGCTGACATGCAGGTTGGGGACGGGAATCAACAGGCCGCTGTTGGTACGACCGTGGCTCTTTTAGAACGTGGTTCAAGAGTGATGTCAGCAATCCATAAAAGACTTTACGTAGGTCTAAAACAAGAATTTAAATTACTTGCCAAAATATTTGGTGAGTCTTTACCACCAGAATATCCTTATGATGTTCCTGGTGCATCAAGAAATATTAAAGCAACAGACTTTGATGACAGAGTAGATATTTTACCGGTAGCTGATCCTAATATATTTTCTATGAGTCAGAGAGTGTCACTTGCACAAGAACAATTAAGATTAGCAACTTCTAATCCACAAATGCATAACATGTATATGGCATACAGAGGTATGTATGAGGCAATTGGTGTAAAAGATATTGACAGAGTTTTACCACCACCTCCACCTAATCAACCAAAAGATCCAGCATTAGAACACATTGATGCAATGGGTATGAAACCTTTCCAAGCGTTTCCAGGTCAAGATCATAGAGCACACATAACTGCTCACTTAAATTTTATGTCTAGTAACTTTGTTAGAAACAATCCTAGCATTACTGCAGCATTAGAAAAAAATATTATGGAGCATATATCATTGATGGCACAAGAACAGGTACAACTAGAGTTTCCTCAAGAAATGCAGATGTTACCACAACTACAACAAATGGCTG